GCCGAAGAAGAAATGAACTGCATCTTAGATCTACTTGAAGAATGGTGTCTGAAATACGATCAGGATTATGCAAACGCGGTTGTACTTGTAAAACATGATCAGATCACATCGTGGGGAAGTATAGGCAATCACGAAGATTTTGACGTTTACAGAACAAAAGAGCGCCCATAAATGAGGCGGCAACCTCAGGGCGCATAGATAAATAATCAACATTATTGTAACAGAAAGGACGAGAAAAGTGAAGAAATTTGAATTAACAAATGAATTTGTAACAAATATGTTCGGGACAAAGCTGTTCCGCATCCGTGCCCTTGTTGAGTTCGGCGATGTGGAAGCCGGAGAACTTGGCGGGTATGTGGAGAAGGAATCAAACCTTGGTCATGACGACAATGCGTGGGTGTACGACAATGCGCGGGTGTACGGCAATGCGCGGGTGTACGGAGATGCACAGGTTTCCGGCGATGCGCTGGTGTACGGCAATGCGTGGGTGTACGGAGATGCACAGGTTTCCGGCGATGCGCGGGTGTACGGCAATGCGTGGGTGTACGGAGATGCACAGGTTTCCGGCGATGCGCCGGTGTACGGCAATGCGCGGGTGTGCGGCAATGCGTGGGTGTACGGCAATGCACAGGTTTCCGGCAATGCGCGGGTGTACGGCAATGCGCGGGTGTGCGGCAATGCGCTGGTGTACGGCAATGCGTGGGTGTACGACAATGCGTGGGTGTACGGCGATGCACAGGTTTCCGGCGATGCGCGGGTGTGCGGCGATGCGCGGGTGTGCGGCAATGGGGACTATGCATACGCTCACGGTTTCGGATCTGTCAACCGTACAACGACCTTCTTCCGTCTCAAAGATGGCGGCGTGGGTGTGCGGTGCGGATGCTTCTACGGGACGCTTGCACAGTTCCGGGATAAGATCCGGGAGACACACGGAGAAACAAAGAAGGCACAAGAATACCTGATGCTGGCAGACCTGATGGAACTCAGATTCGAAGAGGATGAAAACGAAGTAGGAAATAGAAAATACGTTGAGTAATGAAAGAAGATAGTGTGATGTTAAATGCGGTGATGGCTGTGATTATTTACATCCTGCAGGCAGGACCGATCTAAGGAGGTGAACAAAGAAATGAACGAAGAAATAAAGAAAGACGCCGAAGAAGAAATGAACTGCATCTTAGATCTACTTGAAGAATGGTGTCTGAAATACGATCAGGATTATGCAAACGCGGTTGTACTTGTAAAACATGATCAGATCACATCGTGGGGAAGTATAGGCAATCACGAAGATTTTGACGTTTACAGAACAAAAGAGCGCCCATAAATGAGGCGGCAACCTCAGGGCGCATAGATAAATAATCAAGATTATTGTACGGGAAAGAAAGGAATTTGTAAAGATGATTAAATGCAGTAAAGGCAATGTGGAAATAAAAGGAAATTTAATATTATTAGAAGCAGAAACAGTCATGATATTAAGAGGAATAAGAAACATCCTCGAAGAAGAGTACGGAAAAAAACACGCAGAAAAGTCAATGCAAAAAATAGTTAAAACATCCACAATGACGCAAGAAGAAATAGAAGAGGAAATAAAAAAATCAGCACAAGAAATAGCGAGAGAAGCAGCGAAACACCTCATGAAATGAAAGAAGAAGTTATTTTGTGGATCATCCGCTGGGGAGATCCGTACGCATTAGAGTGCAAGACAATGACCAGATCGGAAGTCGAAGCGTATGCGCGCGAAAAGCAAAAAAAGCGCGGCGGTACATATGTAATCAATTAAAAAAAGCGCATCACAGCAACTGATGCGCTTAAAAGATGGCGTTCCCGCCTCTTGTTAGGACAAATATATTGTATCAAATAAGAGGCGGGAAGTCAAGCGATACACGCGGGGACTCCCGCTTTTAAACCTCGATAAAGATATTAAAGTTAGGACAGATAAAAGATGGCAACACGGAGAAAAACGTACAAATTACGGGGCGGAGACGTCTACGACGTAGAGGAATATCCAGACGGAAGATATGGAGCAAAAGGAAAGGCACGGCAAAAGAAAAAGAAACCGACGCCGGAACAGATGGCGGCAGTCAACCAAGCCAACCGAGCGAAGATATGCAGACGATTACTGATCGAATATTTTGATGCAGGAGACTACTTTGTAACATACACCTACAAAGTCGAGCAAAGACCGAAAGACATGACAGTGGCACTAAAAGACTTACAAAAAGCACTCCGAAAGCTCCGTCCGAAATATAAAAAGGCAAACACTCCGTTTTACTGGATCAGAAACATAGAGCGGGGCACAAAGGGTGCATGGCACATCCATCTAGTCATTAAAAAAACATCAGGGGCGGCAGAATGGATCGAAGATGCATGGGAACACGGAGCAATCTATATTACGCAGATCAAAAAAAGCCGGTTTTACGATGAGGATTTTACAAAACTGGCAAACTATATGACAAAAAACGAAAAAACAAGAGAAAAACGATCGGACGGAAGCAAAGGAAAACCGCGACTAAAAGAAGCAAGCTACAACCATGCGAAAAATATGCCGTTACCCGAACCGAAATCCCAAAAACTTGTACGCTGGCAAAAAGAAGTAAAACCCAAAAAAGGCTATTACATCGCAAACAGTTACGAGGGGATCAACCCGGCTACGGGGATGAGATACCGCAGATACACACTGATCAGAATCCACAGGAGGATTTAAAATGAAAACAGTAAATATCTACATAGAAACCACCATAAAATCCCCCATTGTAAAAGATGGGAAATACGCATCCGCCCTAGTATTTACTAGGTCAAACGGAGAAGAAGCATACCGGGTCATGAGTGGCGAAGAGTGCGAATCTACTTACAACAGATTGACGCTGATCGCAATCATAAAATCATTACAAAAATTAAAAGAGCAGTGTCATGTTGTAATTCACACTGATAACGCTTATATCAAAAATATTTCAGAACAAGGAGCGCCGGAGAAGTGGCGGCGATCCGAGTGGAAAAAAGCCACAGGCGCGGAAGTCCAAAATAAAGAATTATGGAAAATGTACCTTGAGGAAGCGGAGAAACACGAAACGGAATTTCGCTTTTGCGCCAGCAATGATTATCAGGGATTGCTAAGAGAAGAACTAACATAAGGAGGACACCATGAGAATTACAAAAGAAGCAAGATGCGCGAAAAACGCAAGGGAATACATCGGCAACCGCCCAAGACTCGTTGAAGGAAAGATATATACGTTGATTTTCCGGCAGCAGCCGGAAAGAAGCGAAAAACACACTGCCATCAAGAAACGGATGCGCTTTTTAAAAGCGCTTCCACACCACGCACTTTTTGAAAACCCTTACGGGATCAAAAGGTCGTTTACTTGGTGGGAAGTGGAAAAATTACTGAAAGGAGAGCAGATATGATACAAGATATTGCAATCGAACAGTTAGACATACACCCGCAGAACGTGCGGAAGGTATACACCGACATTGACGAGCTGGCGGAAAGCATAAAAGCTCGTGGCGTAATGCAAAATTTGACTGTAGTACCAAACCCGGACAAAAAAGACCACTATCTTGTAGTGATCGGAAACCGAAGACTGACGGCAGCGAGAAAAGCGGGATTGAAAACAATGCCCTGTTCCGTTGTGGAAATGACGGAAAAAGAGCAAATATCAACGATGTTGTTGGAAAACATGCAGCGCAGCGATCTATCAGTAAGCGAGCAAGCACAAGGATTCCAGCTCATGTTGGATTTGGGAGAAACAGAAACAACAATCGCGGAAAAGACCGGATTTAGCAGAAGTACAGTACGACATAGGTTAAATCTTGCAAAACTGGATCAAGAAACACTTACGAGGCGCGAAGAAAATAAGGACTTCCAACTCACATTAACGGACCTTTACGAGCTGGAGAAGGTACAAGACATCAAAAAAAGGAATGAAATCCTTAAGACTGCAGTATCGTCACGCGAAATCGCATGGAAAGCAAAACAGGCCGTGAAAGAAGAAAAAATAAAGAAAAACGCTCAAATAGTGTTTGAAATACTGGAAGAAAAAGGAGTAAAAGCCGCGCCGAAAAGAGCGAAAGAAGAAAGATGGACCGGAAAATGGAAAGAGATAACAAATATTGATCTATCACAGTGGGAGGATCAAACAAAAATCGATCTGCAAGACACAAAAGATCAGCTCTATTATTATCAATACTACGATAGGATCTATGTAGTAAAAAAAAGTAATACAAAAAGAGCGGGAAAAAACGGAACAGGAAAAGAAAACGGAGAAAATCAAGGAAAACAAAAGAAAAATAACGGAAATCCTGAAAAGGATGAGAAGGGAAAGGAACGATTTTATTAAAGAACTTGTGTCGGGAAAAATCACAATACCGAAAGAAGTTGATGTAAAAGAAACAGGCTGGAAGATCATGATAAACCGGATAACGGACGGCGGAAGCGTAGCACACATGAACGCGGTGTATGGATTTTACGGGATCGAAAACGCGTACGAAGCGAAAGAAGAGGAAAAAGAACGGATCGAAAAAGAATTTGCAGAAATAAGCCAAGAAAAGCAAATGCTGATCCTCTTGACCCGGACGGCAGAGCCGTACGAAGCAGCTGACTATTACGGACACTACGAAAAAGGGATGAAATGCCTAAGAGACTTCTATAGATTACTTCAGCAGATGGGGTTCTCATTTCGATCACTGGAAGAACTAAAGATCCTAAACGGGACTCATGAGTTATACACACAGGAGACGGAAGATGAGCATTGACTATTCGGACATGGCTTTCCCGAAGCCGAGAAAGAAGAAAAAACGGAAAATCCACAAAAAAAGCATTTTAAACAGTCAAAAGGGCATTTGCTACTTATGCGCCCGGTTAAACGGCGACTATTCCGTAAAGCAGACGGAAGAGCATCATATCCTGTTCGGGGCAGGACAAAGAGCAATATCCGAAGAAAACGGGTTAAAAGTAGACCTATGCATTGAACATCACCGGACGGGGCAGCAGGCAGTACACAACAGCCGAAAAACAAGGGAGCTGCTCTGTAAAATCGCACAAACAGAGTTTGAAAAGGTTCACACCCGAAAAGAATGGGAACAGATCGCAAGGAAGAACTACCTCTAGTACCTCCGCCATATGGCGATGATACATATAAAATGTCACGCGCAACCAGTAAATACAGGGTTCCCCGCCGTTTTGTGCGGCGGGAGAAAGGAGAAAAACGTGAGGATCTTAAAAATAAAAACAAAAACAGGCATCAAGACCGTTTATAACGTGATTGATTGGGGTTGGAACGCAGAAACAGGCGACCTTTATTACAGATCGGGAAAAGAATTGCATCACAAACGCTGTATAAGTGTCGAAGAAATTATAGTATAAAAGGATAGAAAAAAGGATCAATCAAAAACCTGCTACAAACAGTAATTACTGTTTTGAAGTGGGATTTTGACATCTCGAAAAAAAGGATGAAAAAGAGGAAAAACAATGGCAAAAAGAAACGATTACATAACAGGACGGGAAGATGGATTATTAATGGCGCTTGAAATCGTCAAAAATGAGGGTGTCGAAGCGTTGGAAAAAGAAATCAAATTCAGGAATGTCACCGGAATCCGTACCGCCTTAGCAAAAAAAGACATTAACAGGGCGACAATCAAGATCAAAGAACAGACAGTAGACACAGTAACAATCCTTTCCGTGGCAACCTTACATGACGAGTTCGGCTTCGGAACACAAAGATGCGACCGATTTATTAAGAGGTTTAACAAAAAGGCGGAATGCATCATGGATGACATGGCAAGCTGGAACGATTATATAAAAACGATCAAAGAGGAACTAGGGATTGAGCTGGGGATCAGAGAGAACAAGTAAGGGACGAAGAAGAAATTGCAGAACATGACACATATGAATACAACATCTGGAATATACGGGAATTAGATTAGAGTTTTAATGAGGTAGAAGATGAATAGACAAATACTTTTTAAAGCAAAGAGAAAAGATAATGGTGAATGGATACAAGGTTATTATTATCAAATATGGCAACAAGGCTATATTTTATGGGGAATGATAAACAATATGCCAGATATGGTTGAGGTTAATCCAGACACACTCTGCCAGTGCACAGGACTTACCGACGAGAGAGGTCAGAAGATTTGGGAGAATGATATATGCAATAGAAAAGAAAAATATCCTGAAATCGTGACATACAATAAAGGAGATTGGCAGTTAGATTACAGTTATGTATTTGGAAAAGAGATGCACACAGACGCTTGCAATCTTGGATTTTATGTATGTGAAAGGAACTGTGTTGAAGTAATCGGCAATATTTTTGATAATGCAGATTTGTTGGAGGTGGAGAGATAAATGAAAGCACCTAAAGAAATAGCAAGTAAAGCAGAAAGATATAAGGAGCTAAAAAAAGAAATAGATAAACTTTATGAAGAATTGGAAGAGTTTGCTAATGAAAATGGTTTTGAGGATTTTTGGATAGACGGTTTTGGGGTATCTCAAGAACCAAACGGAGAAGAACAAACAGATGGAGAATATTGTGACCAATGGATGCGCGGGGAAGATTCCGGAGATGGAATATATTACTATCCGATTGAAGGAAGTACGCAATATTTTTGGGTAGCATATTCATTTTGATTGGAGGTGAAGTGATGCTAAAACCAGCGCAATTATACAAAGAGGAATTAGAAAAACTTTTTTTGAGGACATGGTACGACCTTAAATATATGTTCTATAGCGGATGGACAGGGAGCGAACTACCAACAATTCCTGACAATAATTATGACGCTCATCATTTCGCATCAGTTGATAACAATGGAAATGTGATTGGGTACATATCTTATCGTATAAGTTGGATAACAATGAGTGCAGATAACTTCGGAATTATAAGTTTTGGAAATCATATAGAGTTCGCAAGAGATGTTTATAAAGTGATTTGTGATTTATTTGAAAAACACGGCATGAATAGAGTATCATGGAGTGCATTTGTCGAGAACCCAGCAGTTAAAGGATATAGAAATTTTATTAAAAAGCATGGCGGTAGAGAGTGTGCTTATCATAGACAGGTTGCAAAACTACTGGATGGAAAGTTGCATGACGATGTGGAATTCGAGATTTTAGCATGTGAATTTAAGAAATAGTTTGTTGGAGGTGGAGCAATGAAATATAAATGCAAGAAGTCTTTTTGCGTAGATAGATACGACGAAGATGGATTTCTAATCGAAAATAGTTCGATTGTAATCGACGAAGGAAAAGCTTATGAATTAGATGAAAGCGGTCACATGATGATTGGCGGTCAAGACCATGTTCATATTGATGCTGTAGATTATGGTTCGTGGCTGGAAATAACCAAAAAGCATTTTGAAGAATACTTTGAACTGTTGAAGGTGGAGTGATGGAAGATGTAGAAGTTGTAGTTAGGTGTATTCCTACCTCTGTTGTATTTGAATGTCCGTATTGCGAAGAAGAAAATGAATATGATTATTCAGAATTCTGTGATTTATGTGGACACCCGTCAGATTGGGATTATGAAATATTAGAATGTCAAAAATGCGGAAAGAAGTTTGAAATACAAGGTCAAGAATGGAGTTGAGAACATGAACGTACTAGAGAAGATTCTGGAAGAGATTGAAGAAGCGACATTTCAAGAAGATGCGCCTATTTATATAGGTAATATGGAGGTGGATGGGTATGTGCGGGCGAGTAGGGTAAAAGATATCATTCGTTCACACATGAATGAAAAAGAAAAAGTAACAAGCGCGGAAATAATATCGCGTAAGACTGACGGGAAACCATATTATGGGATCAAGTACAAAAAAGTGGGTGAAGATCATTACACAGTGGGGTATAGCTCGTATTATTTAGACTATGTTATTGATTGGCTTAATAATTGCTTTGAATTTTGCGGAGAGTCTAAGATAGTTGTTAATGTCGGTAAGGACACAAATGTCCCTAGCAATGATGGTTGGATTCCGGTAGAAGAGAGATTGCCGGAAGATTGTGAAGAAATAGTGTTGGTACAAGTAAGCGGAAAACCAGCAGATAACATATTATTTGATAACGCTTTTGAATTTGCACTTTACGAAAAAGAAGAAGGGTGGATGTTAGATAACTATCCAGAATGGAAAAATCCGGATGTGATCGCATGGCAGTCACTTCCAAAGCCGTACAGACAACCTAAGAAAGAGAAGTCGTCATGCAAGGAACACATTATGAGCAGATTTATGAAAGTAGAGTAGGAGCTGATACATTGATCAACACAAATGAACCAAGCGCCGCCGCGTTGATCCGAGCGCAGGGGCAGCAGTTAAGAAAGGAAACCGTACTGGAATACTGGAAGAGAACGAGAGGCAATAATGCAGAAATGGGAAGAAATCGAACAGAAAAAAGAATACCTAGAGGGATACATAAATTCAAAGAATAGAGAAGCTCTAATAAAAGATCAGATACAACAACTAAGACTCGACACGATGTTTCCGGCGTTGCAAGGCGATGGGATGCCACGGGGCAGCAGTCAAAAGGATCTATCAGATTACACGGCAAAGATCGAAAGCCTCATGGAGGAGTTAAAAAAAGAATGGGTTGAAAGCGTGATCCGGTACGAACGCATCAGAAAAGCAATAAACAAAATGAATGATGAACAAGAAAAAGAAGCACTTACAAGATACTATTTACTTAGAGAAAACAATAAAGCGATACAACGAAAAATGGGAGTAAGTAAGGCGAAACTATACAGAATATATGATAGTGCACTGGAAAACTTTGAAATTTTATAGAAATTTTATAAAATGAGACTCCGTGAGACTCGAAAATGTGATATAGTATAAACTGAATTAAAAGACAAAGAGGGAAATAACCCTCTCATAACCACGCGCAAGGACATCCGAAAGGGCGTCCTTTTTTTGAAAACTATTTTGAAAGAGAGTGATGACATGTTTTGCAATTACGATCAATACAAAGATAAAGAGGTAGTTAAAAAGCATGAGCAACTTTTAAAACAACTAGGGGAAAAAGACAGAGTATTTTCGCTGGAATGGAACGAAGAAAACATTACACTGATGGAATGCTGTGACTATTGTTTCGGGCATGATTTAACCAAAGAAGAGTGCAAAGAATTATCGGAAGTATTCCGAGAGTTAGCAGAAGAGCTGGAGAAATAAAGAACAGCGGAAACAAATAAAAGAATCGAAGAAAAGTAAACAGAGAAATACAAAGGGCAGCAGGCGAAAGTCGGCTGCTTTTTTGTATATAAAGAAAAAGGATGAAGGCATGGTATACAGACCGGATCGAGATGGATCACACCGAGGAGCGTTTGAACGGAATAAGAAGAAAATATATGCAACACAGACGGTATGCGGGATATGCGGGAAACCGGTTGACTTCGGATTAAAATATCCGCATCCGTTGTCGCCGTGCATAGATCATATTATCCCGATAGCAAAAGGGGGACATCCATCAGATATAAACAATCTTCAGCTTGCACACTGGACGTGCAACAGGCAGAAGAGTGACAAGTTGATAAAGCGGAGAGACAAAGAAAAGGATGAAGTTATAAGCAACAGAGTGTTGCCGCACACGTTTGATTGGAAAAATATAAGACGCAGTAAATAGGAAATAAGGGGGCATACCACCCCTATACACGGGCATGGATGTACTTCACGCCGTCACTGTGAAAAAAAACACACGCTAAAAGAAAGGAAGCTAATATGGCAGATTACAGAGGGGTAAATTATTTACGAAGACGTTTACAGATAAAGAGCGAACGAGTGAAAATGCGTTACAAATACTATGAAATGAAGAACAGGGTGAAGGATTTTCAGATATCGACACCGCCAGAATTGAGAAACGTACAGTCGGTTCTCGGATGGTGCGGGAAAGCAGTGGATAACCTTGCAGACAGGATTGTATTCAGAGAATTCACAAATGATAATTTTGACATCGGAGAAATTTTTTTGATGAACAACCCAGATACATTTTTTGACAGCGCCGTACTGTCAGCGCTTATTTCTTCATGCTGTTTTGTTTATATATCAGTAGACAAAACAGGATTTCCGAAATTGCAAGTAATAGACGGCGCGAATGCAACGGGGATCATAGACGATAGCACAGGTCTGTTGGTGGAAGGTTACGCCGTACTCGAACGAGATAAAAACAAAAACCCGAAAACAGAAGCATATTTTACAAAAGGCGACACATGGATATACAGAAAAGGAGACGAGACGCCGGAGAGAATTAAAAACAACGTACCACACCCGCTTCTTGTCCCGATCGTATTCCGGCCGGATGCGGTAAGACCGTTTGGTCATAGCAGGATCAGTCGAGCGTGCATGGATATTGTCAACAGTGCAATGAGGACGGTAAAACGATCAGAAATTGCGGCAGAGTTTTACTCGTTTCCGCAAAAATATGTAGTTGGAACTGACCCTGATCTAGAACCGATTAACAAATGGAAGGCTACAATGTCGAGCTTGTTGGAATTTACGAAAGGCGAGGGCGGCGACAAACCGCAGCTAGGGCAATTTGCGCAGCAAAGCATGTCACCTCACAACGATCAGCTAAAAATGTTTGCCGGATTATTTGCCGGAGAGACAGGTCTAACGCTGGACGATCTAGGGTTTGTAACAGACAATCCAAGCAGTGCGGAAGCAATCAAGGCAAGTCACGAAAATCTTAGACTAATAGCAAGGAAAGCGCAGAGGACGTTTGGCACAGGTTTTTTAAACGCGGGATACATCGCGGCGTGCTTGAGGGATAACTACCCGTACGAGCGGAGGCAGTTTTATTTAACAAAACCAAAATGGGAGCCGGTCTTTGAACCGGACGCGGCCGCATTGAGTAGTTATGGAGACGGAGCTATAAAAATCAATCAGGCAATCCCGGGATATATTACACAAGATAAAATGAAAGATTTCACGGGGATATAAGAGGGGATAAATGAAAGATATCGCACCGGAATTACTGGAAAAAATAAAAAAAGATTTTGAAAAGAAATTAAAAAAAAGCGAGACGATCAAAGCGTTTCGAGAAAAGGTTAAGAAAAAAACAGCGACATATAAAGATGCGAATGATTTTGCGATCGAAACAGGGGAACTACTAGCGGATGCGTTTCAAAGCAATTTATCAAAAGAAATATTACCGGATGGCAAAATGTATTACAATATCGCTGACAGGGTAATAAGGGAACGACTGGAACATAATTATGATATTACAGCAGAGGCAGCAGTAGAAGTTCAAAAGATATTAAACGAAAAAGCAGGAATCGGAATCAAAGCCATAAAACCGGAAATGAACGAAGATAGGGTTCGAGGAATTATTAACATCGTATCAGGAGGAAAATACGAGGATGTCGCGTACATACTAGGAGAAGCGGTCGTAAACTTTACGCAATCTGTAATAGATGCAGCGGTAAAAGAAAATGCAGATTTTCACTTAAAAGCAGGGTTAAGACCGAAAATCAGAAGAACATCAACAGGAAAATGCTGCGAATGGTGCAACAGGCTTACAGGGGTATATGATTACGAAGCTGTATCGGACACCGGAAACGATGTGTTCAGGCGGCACAAGCATTGTAGGTGTACCGTAGAGTATGACGCTGGAGACGGAAAAGTAACAAATGTACACACAAAGAAAACGACAGACAAGAAAGATGTAAACAGAAGAATAGAGAATACGAAAGAGTGGTCTAACAAGCAAAAAAGTGATAAGATAAAAGAAACGCCAAAGGAAAAAGAAAAAAGGATCAAAGAGGAAAACGGACTCGATCTTGCTTCAAGAATATCAGGACACCCCAAAATGTTAAGCGCGTATACACCGAGAGGTTTATACTACGCACTGAAAGAATCGGGATATGAGATAAAACCTTTAAAAGGGAAAAATTACAGAGATATTCCATTTGAAGAGGGCGGAGGATACAGGGTAAACTTCGGGGGAGATGGATTATTAATGTATCACCCAGGAGAAAGAAGTCATCACGGAGGTGAATACTATAAAATTTCTACAGGAGAAGGAGGTGTGAAAAGATATGATATCAACGGAAAAGAAAAAGAAGATTGACGAAAGATGCAAGGCGTTAGAAAAAGAATTTGAAAGAAGATACAAGAAAGAAACAGAAGTGCGAGGGAAAAAGTGCTTTGCTGTAAGAGAGGACGAGTTTTTTATTGTATCGGGGCTGAGTTGGGCAAACGCGATCGTATTAGAACACGCATTCTCAAAAACAGAAGTGGAAAAAAACATGTTTGAGGATGGAAAGCTGTTCTACATGGAAGAAATGAATGAAAAAGAAATGTTTGAAAAAATGATAGAAGAGATCGAAGGGTGAGGCGAAATGGCAAAAGACGATTATTTTGTAATTGTATACAAGATACTATCGTACTTGTATGTAAAATTGAAATCGGGGGAAGATGTAAATCCAAACATGATTACTCACGACAATCAACTACTGCAGATCAACCGGAAATACTGGGATTATATCATGAGAAATTTAATTGAAGACAGATATATAACATGCGAAACAGAAAAAGTGTGGGGCAAAGAATTGATTTATGATTTAAAAACGGCAGAGATCACACCGGAAGGGATTGCGTATGTGTGCAACAACTCCTTGATAGAGAAAGCGAAAGAATTTTTGAAAGACATAAAAGAAATAACTCCATTTATTTAAGCGCGCGAAAAGCGCGTTTTTTAATGCAATTTAAAAAATATCCCTTCAGGCAATGGGGTGATATTGCCCATGAAAGATATAGTTAAAAGACAGGAGGAAAGTTATGACGGAAACGAGACTGGGACGTCAGACGCCTACTCAATCCGTAACGATTCCTTACTCAAAAACACGAGGACAAGAAGCTGCGGAACTGTACGCGAAGACGGGGAACGAGCTGCTTGAATGGCAACAGTTGCTACAATGCGACATTATGGCCGTAAACGATGATGGTTTATGGATGCATCAGAAATATGGCTATTCAGTGCCGAGACGAAACGGAAAGTCGGAAAATGTGTTGGCGCGCTGCCTATGGGGACTGAAAAACGGCGAAAGAATTCTATACACGGCACACAGAGCAACAACATCACACGCAGTGTGGGAGCGGCTGGATCGAATGTGCGAAAAAGCAGGAATCAAGATATCATCATCATTTAAGGCGTTCGGAAAAGAACACTTATACACAAGTGATGGAGGTGTGGTGGAATTCCGAACAAGAACATCATCGGGCGGACTTGGCGAAGGGTACGACGTGTTAATTATAGATGAGGCACAAGAATACACGGAAGCACAGGAGACGTCACTGAAATATATTGTATCAGACAGCGAGAACCCACAAACAATCATGCTTGGAACGCCGCCGACGGCAGTATCGGCCGGAACAGTTTTTACAAAATATAGGGAGACAGTACTTGCCGGCCGGGGATTTGACTCTGGATGGGCGGAATGGTCGGTTGAAAACTTGACATCCGCGAACGATGTTGAGGCGTGGTACGAAACAAACCCGTCGTTAGGAACAATACTGACAGAAAGGAAGATCCGGGCAGAAATTACAACGGATGATATAGATTTTAACATCCAAAGACTGGGACTGTGGTTAAAATATAATCAAAAATCGGCGATTAGTAAAACAGAGTGGGAATCACTGGCGATCGCATCAAAACCAAAATTAAAAGGAGAACTTTTTGTTGGGGTTAAATATGGACATGACGGACAGCATGTTGCGATGTCGGTAGCATCAAAAACGAATGAAGGAAAAATTTTCGTTGAGGCACTCGACTGCAGAACAATCCGCGAAGGGAACGACTGGATACTATCATACATTGCGGAAATGAAACCCAAAACGGTAGTTGTAGACGGAGCGAACGGGCAGCATATACTCGAAAAAGACATGAAAGATGCAAAAATGAAAGCACCAACCCTGCCAACTGTAAAAGAAATTATAGGAGCAAACGCGACTTTTGAACAAGGACTGTTTAAAGGAAATATCTGTCATTCCGACCAAGCATCGTTAACACAGTCTGTAAGCAACAGCGAAAAAAGGGCGATAGGATCAAACGGAGGATTCGGATACAGATCATTAAAAGAAGGGGTTGAAATCGCGCTGCTTGACAGTGTGATCCTTGCATACTGGAAATGCACAGAAACAAAGGAACGAAAAAAACAGATAGCAAGATATTAAAAAGACGCTGGAAACAGCACTTTTTTAATATACAAAAATACCAAAACCACCGGGTTAAGCGGGGAAAGGAGAACAAAAAATGAGTGATTTTGAAGCTATTGAAACGCGAGAACAGTTCGAGGAGGCTGTGAAAGATCGGCTGGAACAGGAAAGAGAAACGGTAAGAAGGGAATTTAGCGGATGCTTATCACCAGAAGCTGTGGAAGAGAAGTACAAAGAGTACTTATCACCGAAAGAAGCAGAAGAGAAGTACAAAGGGTATTTATCCCCGGAAGATGCGGCGAACAAAGACGCCACGATCGCAAAGTACGAAAAAGAATCGAAAAGGGTAAAAGTGGCAATGGAAAACGGAATTCCCTACGAACTTGCAGGGAAGTTGTCAGGGGAAACAGAAGACGAAATGAAGAAAGACGCGGAAGCTTTTTCTAAATTTTTGAAGGGAAAAACCACATACCCGAACTTTACACGAGACACAGACAATAAAGACGACTCGATCAGAGAAGCAACGAAAAAAATGTTAAACAATTTGAAAGGAGAATAAGAACATGGCAACAGGAAGAGAAAATTTATTTGACGCGGTACTTGTAAAAGATCTAATGAACAAAGTGAAGGGAAAATCATCTTTAGCGGTTTTGTCGGGACAGACGCCGATCCCATTCAACGGACTGAAAGAATTTATTTTTTCAATGGACAATGAGATCGATATTGTAGCAGAAAACGGGAAAAAGTCAGAGGGCGGCATTACTGTAGATCCGGTAAAAATCGTGCCAATCAAATTTGAGTACGGAGCGAGAGTTTCAGACGAATTTTTGTACGCGACAGAAGAAGAACAGCTTGATATTTTAACAGCGTTTAACAATGGTTTTGCGGCAAAAGTAGCGAAAGGTTTTGATCTGGCAGCGTTTCACGGCATTAACCCACGGACAGGCGGAGCATCAACAGTTGTAGGCACGAATCACTTTGACGGTAAAGTAACACAAAAAGTCAAATATACAAAAGGAACGCCGGATACAAATTTAGATGCGGCGATTGCAATGGTGCAGGGATCGGACGGAGACGTTACAGGGATAGCGCTGTCAAATGCATTCGGGGCAGACATGGCAACGGTAAAGGAAAACGGAGTCAGACAGTACCCAGAATTTAGGTTTGGAGCATCGCCGGAATCTCTCGGAGGAATGAAAACAAGTGTAAACAAGACTGTATACAACGACACTGTGAAAGATCACGCAATCGTGGGCGATTTTTCCAACGCTTTCAAGTGGGGGTTCTCGAAAGAAATTCCTTTGGAGATCATCAAATATGGCGATCCGGACAACACGGGAAAAGATTTAAAAGGTTACAACCAGGTTTACATCCGCGCAGAAGTCTATCTCGGATGGGGAATTCTTGTGCCGGAATATTTCGCAAGGGTGGTAGACGAAGTTTGATATACAGAAACAAACGAACAGGGAATGTGATCGAAACACAGTGCGAACTGAAGGGTGGAGACTGGGAGGCAGAAAAGCCGCCCAGATCCACCACTAAAAAGAGAAAGACGGTGAAAAAAGATGAATAATTTTGCCAAGATCGAAGATGTTGAAAAACTGTGGAGATCGCTGACAGAAGACGAAAAAGAGCGCGCAAAAAACTTACTGCCAATAGTAGAGGATAGCTTGAGAATGGAAGCCGATAAGGTGGGGAAAAACCTTGATCGTATGATAGAAGAAAAATCATATTTAGAAAATGTTGCAAAGTCTGTAGTTGTAGATGTGATAGCGCGCACGCTTATGACGTCAACAGACGCAGAGCCGATGACGCAACGGTCAGAATCGGCACTGGGTTATTCTGTTTCTGGGACATACCTAGTACCGGGAGGCGGATTATTTATTAAAAAAAGCGAGTTGGCAAGGCTCGGACTGAAACGACAAAGAATAGGGGTGATTGATCTGTATGGCGATGATAAAAGGGATCACAGTGACACTTTATGAAAAGGAAAAAATAAATGAAGATCCATTTGGAAAACTGATCTACAAGGAAACGCCGACAAAAGTTGAAAATGTACTTGTAGCCCCCACGAATACACAAGAGGTTTTGGATGCGCTGAACTTAACGGGGAAAAAGGCAGTTTACACGATCGCAATACCTAAAGGAGATAAGCACACATGGAAAGATAATAAAGTAGAATTTTTTGGAGAAATCTGGAAAGTAATAGGATTTCCGCAGCAGGGAATCGAACAAAATATACCGCTGGAATGGAATCAAAAGTGGATGGTAGAGCGATATGGGTAAGAAAGCGAAAATTGTCTTAAATAGAAAAGGAATCACAGCATTATTGCGGTCGGAAGAGATGCGCGCAACCATACAAAAACACGCGGAACGAATTGCCGGAACATCCGGCGGAACAGTCGAGACATATGTAGCACAAACAAGGGCGGTTGCGGAAGTAACAGGAGACGACGGAAACAACAGCCTATTAAAGGCGGTGGGAAAATGATCGAAGAAATTGTAAGAGAACACCTAAAAACGATTTTGGACGTACCGGTGTTAATGGAAGAAGAAAACAAGGAAAAGAAATATATCTTGCTTGAAAAGACTGGAGGAAGCGAAGTGGATCATATTAAACATGCAACACTGGCGGTCCAGTCTTTTTCTGACACGCTCTATTCCACGGCAAAATTAAACGAAGAAATGAAGGAAGCGATGAAGCGAATCACGGAAAGAGATGGCGTTTGCAGGTGCGAACTAAACAGTGACTACAATTACACGGATACAAAAAGAAAAAAATACAGATATCAAGCGGTATTTAACATAGCGTACTACTGAAAGGAGACCAGCTATGAAAAGTCAACCATAAATTAGCAAAAAATTTCTTTTTCATATCGGTGGTAAAAAAGGGTAACTTTAATAGAGCTCCCTTAGGGTGCT